GGTTCATGGAAGGTCTGGGATGATGGATTGGCTCGCCCTCCAAAGGCAGTTACCAACTGGGCACTCAAGAAAGCGAATGAAGGGTCACCGAAAGTGGCGTGGCCAGCCCGTGAGTACGCCAGAGGTTTATCCGACTGGTTGGTGAGCGGAAGCGTAACGGCCATTCATGCGTCGGAGTTCAGCGTCAGCAGTGATGAAGGGTTTGCCGGAACGGCGGATGCGTTGATCGACACGCCATTGGGTCTGACGATCTGTGATTTCAAGACGACCAGCCGTGAGACTGATAAGCCAGAGGCATGGTTGAAGGACCACCAGGATCAGCTAGGCGCATATAGTCTTGCCTTGCGTGAACGAGCTGGGATCCGTGTGAGTGCTGGAGCGGTGGTGATTGCGAAGCCAAACGGCAATGTCCAGCTGAGGATGCTGAGTGAGCTTGAGATGAGAGGCTGCGAAGCCAGGTGGACGGAGCGGAACAACTTGTATAAGGAGATGTTGTTGAGCGGAGAAGTCCTTTAAGAGACGTGTTTGGCGCGTTGGTTGTGCAGCTTTTCGCTTGCCTTTACTTTGGGTCTACGGTCAGGCTTGGAATCGGATTTGTATTGGCTCAGAGAAGATTTTTTTTGATCTGATTCAACCCACCATCGTTTGCTGTCTTGAACATTTTGTGCTTCACGACGCCTCGCTGGGTTGGTGCTGAGACCATTTTGGATATGATTGTTTTCTAATTCTTCCAGCCTTTGTATCAAGCGTTCTATAAGAATTGCTTGCATTGCTTCAAGCTCTTTAGGCGGTCGAAAGCCACCAAATTTGCCTTTTTGCCCACGAGATATTTTTATCCAGCCAGCATCTCTACCTTGAAATTTTGCCAAAGTAAACCGTATTTCTTGCGAAGAGGCTACTTCAAGAGTTTCTTGCCACTCTTCGTATGAGCGTGATCTAATGTCACCATTGAAGGAATACTTGTTTCTCGTGGTCATGGAAGAAGCGTTGGATGAGATTTACAAGGGTCGTTGTAATGTTGCCGTCAAGGCGAAGGAGATAGGCGTCTCAACAGAAGAGCTGAAACGCCTGTTTCGGGATTATGCGGTCAAGCGCCCTATCGATGAGGATGTTTGGCGCGGAGACGTGGAGCTAGGTTGGCCTTGGGTCTGAGATGCACTCTTCCATGGCTCTACGTTCGTAGTAGCGCTTCAAGCGCAGGCAATCATTGGCGCGAACAAAGTTGCCTTGTTGTTCAAACAAAACAGCCCGAGCTGCTTCATAACGGATAGCAGTTGGGAGAAGGTCTGTTGGAACGCGGGAACCTTCAGGGGAGTAACGGTTGCCGTTGAGTTTGGTGCTCATTGGTTGTACTTCCGGTTGTAAGCGGCGGTGTGCATTTCATCCAGAGTTACTGGAGGTTCACCACCAGAGTTGTCCCAAAGGTATTGGGGCGTTGGATCAAAGTCCAGTTCATTTTCGAGCTGAGGGATGATTTCATCTTCCAAAAGCATCCGCATGGAAGTGGTGAGATGTTCATCCATTTGATGACGCTTGTCTTCGCGTTCAATGATGGCTTTGAGATCCTTGAGGATCAACTCGATTTGCTTGAATTCGTTCACCATTCGACCTCTTGAATGAGTTGGTTGAGGGTTTTAAGGGATTGGAGACTGGAGAGTTGGCGTTGACCGTCGCTGAGACCCTTCTGTAGGGCTTCTGGATCGGCAGTACGAACAACCTGCTCCATTTCTTGCTGGACGAGCTTGAAGCAGAACTCAATGCGGTCTGCGGGGTTGTAATGAAGGTGGTTGGAGGCTCTGGACTTCTGTGCCCCGAGGATGAGGCAGAGCAGTTGATTGATGGAGCGGTCGCAGTCTTGACGGGTGATCACGTTCACTTGAGGTTGGGGTTGCGTTCGGCGGCAGTAGGAATGGAAGCTAAGTAGTCCTCCCATTCCGCCTGCCGTTCTCGTTCTTCGATTTCCTCGTCCGACAGGGGCGGCCAAGGCTCCTGATATTCGGACGGCAGAAGATCGTTGATGTCGTCGTAACGGATGGTCATGATGATTGGAACGGTGTGAGACAACAGTCTCAGAACTTGTGAGACTCGTGGCCGCCAATGCGGCAAAGGCGTTCAAACGCGCGTGAAAGCTGTTCCATTTCCTTGGGATTGTGTTGGTCGGAAGCTTCCATCCAGTTTTGGTTGATGTCGCGCAACATGGCGTCACGCTGCTGAAGCATCGGTGGAAGTTCTGTATCCACATCCAATTCCATGTTTTCGCTGTCCAATTCAGTTGAAGCGGTTGCAACGTCTCGAAAGGTTTGCGCTCGACTCATGCCGAATTTGCGTTCTAAACGTGTCGCGACAGCACTTGGAGCGTGTCCAAGGCTGAGCCAACGTTTTGCCTCACCGATGTGATGGTCTCGAACCTCTTTGGAGCGTTTCAAGCTTGAACCTCCAAAACAGCAGGCGTGAACAAGTGAACAAAACGAGCCAGTGTGTCGGCGTCTTGCTTGCTCAAATAATCCGCCATTGCTTCGAGCAATGCGTCATTGGCAATCATTACGGTCATTAGGTTCAGACCGTCTGCAAAAGTCGCAGAACCGGTCCCAAACTTGACGGTTGAGCCATTCTTGAGAAAGATCGTGTTCGTGAAATAAGAGTCCATTGATAAGGTGAGTTTGGAGCGGAACAAGGACTAGCCCTTGACTCCTGTCTTACAATACAGACCATTCAAGAAAACCGCAAGCGGCCCTTTCATGACTGATTCAGCGCCCACTAAGACCATTCACTTCTGCGCTGATGAGTGGATGCTTCTGCTTGAAGCCCTCCACTGTTACAAGGACACCAATGATGGCCGTAGGGTCGCCGGTCGTCTGAACTGGGTCAGAGCCAAGCTGGAAGAATGCCGTGCTGAGGAATGCCTGATCCGGCTCAGCGCATAAAAAAAGGCCCGTAAGGGCCTCAGTTTTTGGAGCGTAAAAACGTGAACATCAGACAATCACTGGCCAGAATCCCGTAGGGCCTGGCATCGTGATATGTCATGAAAACCGATTCATCAGAACAGGACACCGGATCCCCGGCGTCGATGTTTTCGATGATCTGGTCAATCACCGCTAGCTCAGCGTCTCCGCCGTCATCATTCAAGCTGAATGATGTTGCGTCTCCGTTGATTAGATAGCTCGCCCAGTGAGCGGGCAGCATGTAGTCCTCAGATTCAAATTTCATGCTTTTGGAGCGTAAACAACGAAAAAAAAGCCCGCTTTTGGCGGGCCTAACGTTAGATGTGACTGGAACGATCACGGCTCATGCCGGTCCGTTTTTCCAGCTTTGAAGCGGCGAGCTTTTCAGCCTGTCGCAGCATCCAGCTATCAGCGTCCATACGAAAGGACACCGACTGGCTGCCGGTCCACTTATCAGGCTCACTCCAGGTTTTACCTTGGAAGAACCACTCACCTTTCTTTTGGAAGATCCCAAAACCACTGCTAAAACATCCCAGAAGAACGTTTAACCGTGATTTTGTGGTGTTGGTACGCCAGCCGCAGTCACTAATCCAAATGTGTTGACAATCGGGCCGAAAAGCAAAAATCTCGTTCCCGTGTAAACGGACAGAAATGATGCGTTCATACCCCAGCTGTCCACTTATGGAGTGGTGCGACTGTGAAACCTCCATGTTTCCCGAGTGCCAATAACAGCCGGAAAACTCAGCCATCCAGAGAAGATCCCGAACGGCTTGGATTGTTTGCGCTTCGATCTTTCGCATTTGTTGGTGCGGTGGTAAATGACAAGAAAAAAAGCCCGCAACTAGGCGGGCTCCAGGGTTTCGTTGTAAATGGTGCGCTCTTGACAATAAAGGTCAACAGCGGCCCAAACCATCGCATTTTTTAACTGGTCAACATCTTCCGCATTTTTGCAGAAGTCAGCGAGCGTGAATTCATGGTCACTAAGCAACCAGTTTTCAATATCGCTTTGGTGTTGATCAAAAAATGCGATTGTCTCGCGATAGTAAATGAAATCAGAGACGCCAGAGATGCAGCCATAGCTAGCCACATCTCTGATCTCCGACTCATCTGTGAAACGAGCCTCAAGAGCAGTCTTGAGGGGACAGTCAGGCATCAGAGCCATTTCAGCGCACCACACGAACGTAGGGCTGATTTCCGCTGTTTTGTTGGAGCGGAGACTGCAACGCCGTCTGGACAAAGGCGACGCCGAACAGGCCTGCTGTGATGTAACTAGCGAGCACGATGCAAAACGTTGTCGGGTTGTTCATTTTGATCGGTTGAATGGGTTGATCGTTTGGTCTCGTTGGGAGCGCTCCTGGCGACGTGCAAAAGCTCGCAACATCGCTTGACACCTTGCGACAGCAGCCCGGAAGCTGTGTCGATTGGTGCGGTTTACTCCCTATGCAGTTTTCGAGGTTCTGGCGAGGGAAAATGACCCCTCTTGTCTTACATTGTACCAAATTTTTCGCCTTTAATCGAGTCTGACACCATAACTTTTGTGAACTTGTCGAGAGCCCATAACGGCGCAACCAGCCACCGCAAACGACCGGGGGCAGGGTTGCAATTTTTTTGTGCTGTTGCTAAAGCCGGGTACCCGCCATATATATCCGCTAAACAGTATTCGTGTAATAAAAAAGCCCCCTAAATGGGGGCAGGGGTTTGAAGTTGTGAGCGTGGGGATCAGTCGCCCTTGTCTTCGATCGAGATCTTAAGTTCCGGCGCTTGAATGTTGACGGTTTCAACGGACTCACCAATCACACGTCCGATGGAGTCAAGCACTTGGCTTGCGGTCTGCAGTTGCCCCTTCTTCAGGGCTTGATGGAACAGTTTGGTGCGCATGTGTTGAAGACGCGCCAACATGTTGTCGCGATCAGCTTGCCAGTCTTCATCAACGAGCTTTTTAACTTCCGCCCAATCGCGCCATGCCGTATTGATTGAGATCTGTTCTTTCTCTTTGTGGTCGTAGACGAGCGCACGAGCGGACAGTCCATCAAGCTGCCGTCGATAGAGCCGCCTAATGCGATCTTCTTTTGCTTGTGTGGTGCGATCCGTTAGAGGCTCAGGCATCAACCTATCGACCTTTTTTCAGATAATA